TAAATTTGACGAATTTTGAAAGAATTGAGAATCTTGTTGTGGATAATATGTCATTACAAAGTTGATTGTGGATACCACATTCTGCAAAGCTTGTGCATTTGCCGTACTAACGTTTGTTGTGTAATATGTTGTTCCTTCACCTTCACCATACGTAATAGTGTGTGCAGTTAATGAATTTGCTAAAATATTAGTAAAATAAGTCATCGTGCTATATAAATTGGCTAATGTATTGCCTAATGTAACACTTGAGAAGTTACCCATAATAACAGATGTATTTGCAACTCCATCAGTTTGACTTGTGATGTAGGACAACATTTTACCTTGTGCAGTAGCAGTCGTGTAATGTGGTGTTGTGAGGTCAGAATCAGGAGGAGTCACATTCGATTGCTTATTTGTTATGTACAAATAAGAATTGGCTGTATTGGATGACAATATAGTAGATGTTGAGTAAACATTTGCTACTGCAACATTTACTGAGTCATTTGGTGGACTAGCAAATAAGCCATTTGTTAAAGATACCAATGTGTTGGATGTGTCCCAAATTTCTTGTGCAACATTAGCTACAGGATTAACAAAGAAGTTACTAACCGTATTACTAGCTAAAGCATTAGCCTGCCATGGCCTCAATAATGATGGCAGTATTGTCATTTGTGTATTTACATTACTGGTGTATGATTGAGACAAAGCATTGGTATGTGGATCATCAGAATTAAATCCTAATCTTGCGTAGACGCTTCCCATAATATATTAAACTCCTATTTCTTCTGGTACTGGAGGTCCAGTTGGACCTTTTGGTGATACATGTATATGTGAATTATGTAGGTTCAAGTTAACAGTATCATATGCCCAAACTGCACTCATTACACCAAATGTTCCTAAAGGAGCAGCAACTTCTGCTACCGCAGTAACGCTACCTGGTGTTGCAATAGGAATACCAGCAGAAAAACCACCTAAAACTGTAACAAAACCACTTAATCCTGCACTCATTCCGTCCATAGCATCAATACGGCCAGTAGATGTTATTTTTCCTGCAACTAATTCACCATCAACAGTAAAATCTCCGCTGATGTGCATATAATCTGGTGTATTGATTTTTAGGCCTCCAGTGATATCACCACCAGCATTAATAACTGTATCCCCTTGTGATGTTAGACTACTGATACCCTCAACTACTTGTGTATAGTTGCCTTTGATGTGTTGTTCTACATTACCATCAACTTGTTCAATTAAATCACCTGCAACGTGAATTTCACAATCACCCAGCACCTCAATCTTCATTCGGCCTTGTACTAGTAAATTTTTATTACTGATAGTAATCTCATATCCATCACCATAGACCTTATGCACCTCATCACCATTAGGATGCATCTCAATAAATGTACCTGAGCGGTGTTGCAGTCTTACACGTTCTCTTGTAGGAGTGTCATCCAACTCAAAAGAATGGCCACTAGGTGTCTGTGTGGCATTATTATATGGATATACCGGTTGATATTGTGAATTTGCTGCTGATTCAGGCTCAGTCCATGCTGTAAAAAAATCTGGTTGATCCATTCAATGTCCTTATGGCTGAGAAGCTGTGTTTGCGGTTGCACCAAATGATGGTGGTGCTGCAGCAACTGTTTGATTTATATGATTTGTTAAACCCGTTACATCTGATCCATTTGTTGAACCATTAATAATATTTGTCAATGAAGAATTAGTTGTGTTTACTTGACTCGCTGCGGAGTTGGCTGAATTTGATAAGTTACTAAATGTTTGATTTATTCCTGGTATATTCTTAATCGAATTATTAGTTTGCTTCAATGAATTGTTAAAATTCGTTAAACATTGCTCTAATATTGCTTTGATTTGACTAGGTAGACTTTCAATCCATTTAATGATTTGATTCAACTGTTGGGGTAAAGCTAATATAAAAGCAACATCGTAAGCAATCTGAGCAGCTTGTGCAAGAACTTCTTTCAATATTCTAACAATATATTTACCAGCAGAAATAGCTAAAGAAATTTGTCCTGTTGGATCTAAATTCAACGCTTCCAATAGTCCTGCCAATCCAGTTCTAAAACCTTGTTGCAGTTGTTGTAACATAGCACGTACCGCATTAGCAGCAGCCATTTTACCATTTTTAATTGCATTGCCAATTTCTGTAAAAGGATTAGTTAGTCCACCTAAACCAATACTAGCTGCAACATCAAACTTAAAATCACAAACGTGACTTAGGTTATTGTTATTGTTTAATAATGCTGTATTGACTAATGCACCTCTGGAAAGACCTGGTGTTGTTTGTGAACCTGCGGTGTAAAAATAACCTCCATTAGGCAATTGGGGTGATTTAACTTCAGCTACAACACCACCATTTAAGATATCTGTTGGTGCTAAATTGGAAAAAGATGTTGAAGTTATGGCCGCTGCATTATTTTGTATACCACTCAATGCAGCACTAACCGAGTTTGTTAATATGTTAGATGCGTTTGTAATTGAACTTGATACTGTTGTTGCCATTATGTTGCACTTTCTTCTTCTGAACTCTCTGTAACAGGTGACGATGTTGCAGTGTCAGCAGCTGCAAAGCCAGGCAAATAACCCATCATTATTGGAAACTGTCCACTCTCACCGTCCATAAAGAACCCTACAACCCAATCACCTATCTCAAGTGGTTGGAATTGTTTAGCCGTATTTATTGAGTTCATTGGGTGAGCCCAAGGTAAATCTGTGGTAGGAATTAGGCTTGTATCGTCTGTATGCCAACCAAAAATACGGACTTGGCAACGACCGAGTGCTAACGGATCAATTCTGTTTTCAACCACTCCAACCCACCAGTAGAAACCATTAAGGCCTGCAAAATTATTTACTGTTTTCATTATCCACTCACAATATTAGACCATGTTATAGAACCATCATTAATATCAGGATATTGATGTGGTACACTTTCTTTTGCTACCTCTAAGACTGTCTTGAAATCATTTTGTGTAATCATGTGTCTGACAGCCGTGACCAAATAATTACCAGAATAGAACAAGTCTAGTTCTTTACTCGATGGATCTTTAGAAAGCAATTCAAATTCAATAACAGTACCAACCGTCAACAAAGGATCACCCGGAACTGATATCTTTACTCTTGTATAATTGGCTAGTGCCAACTGAGCTGTTCTATAAGGTATGTAGGTCTCTGCAAAAATGTTCTGTGCAACTGAACCAGGATTTGCCTGAACAACTGCATTGTTGGCATCATCAAAGTTTGAAAATACCAACTTTAATGTAGATTGACTTGCTTCATTCATCTTTTGACCTTTACGATTTACGTAATTATTGGTCACTGGATAATTGTTCAAACCACCTGTATCTGGATCATTCCAGTATTGTAAATAATCAAAATTTGTAATTATTTTCTTGCGAGTCAATATGTCAACTGATATCAATTGATTAGCAAACATACCCGTGTTGACAGCATTCAATGTATCATATGAGTTGAGAATCTCATAAGTTGTCACATTGTATACTTCTTCTGTTAGATTTCCTTGTTCAGTATTCTTTGGATCATAACTATAAGTGTTGTATATGTTTACATCAGGTCCATCAGTTAGGACCTGTAATGACTTAAATTTGAAGCCGTCTTTGTCTTCATAGAAAAGCATATCTGCACCTGGCCATGGTGGTGCAGGTCTAGCATAGGTTGATAACCAATTGATAGCATCTAATGGTTTTAAGTTTGGTACAACAAAACTATATGTTCCATATGTCTCATCAATTTGTAATCTATTTTCACTTATGCCTAAACCATTAGTGCATATGTCTCTGATGACATCACTTACTGGCATATTTGGATAAGACTTACTTAGTTTGTATTGTTCTGATACAATCAATTCTTCAGAACAAAATTGCAATGTATATACTTCAGTAGACATGTTGGCTGCAAGTTTTCTTTTATCCATCTTGTATACACGAAACTTTTTATTGATTGTGTCATCTGGATTATCATACTTTGCAAAAGTTAACAATAAGAATTCATTACCATTCAGGCCTAAAAGTTCTGCATATGAGTTGGATTCTGTTACCATTACATAGCCTGAAACCACACCACCAAACAAATCTTCATGGTATGAAATTTCATTCATAATGTACCTAACGTCTATAACACCTGTTGAAGTTAGAAGTGTTACGTTTGTTAGGTCATAGTCACGTGGGTTAAGAATGCCTGTAGAAGCCAATTTTTATCCTAAAATAGAGAAGACAATTGTTTTTCTAGTACGCCTGCATAATTTACATTAACAAGATTGATGCTTCGTTTTGCTTCGTTCACTTGAACTTCATAATCAAAAATGTTTTGTGGATATGCATTTGTTACAACTGTTACACTTGCACCACTAGGTAAAATTGCAGTTTGAGTGCCTTTGGTTACATTTGCATATGCGTTTTGGTCAATGAAATAAATTGTTGTGTTTGATTCTAACGATGTGGAATCAGTAGTAGTTACACTTTCAACGTATTGATATACCGTATTCTGTGTATATGTCAAAACTTGTGAAGATGTTACATTTGCAACTGCAATGTTCAATGAGTTAGCTGTTGCAGATTTATATTTGTCAACCAAATAATCATTAAATAGATTTGGATCCATTGGCCAATCACCAATTGGATCTAAAATTTGACTTCCATAAAGTGTTATCCAATATCTGTAACTGTCATTATAATACTTTTGAGCAATGATATCTGGTGTATCGCCACCTTTAATATCATATGAGTAAAACAATAAAGCATTGTTCAATAAAGACGGAACAATCTCCGTTCTCTCCATGATGTTAGTCACATTGACAAAATTGCCATTGTAATCTGGCATTTTGATGATTGGTAATTGTTGAAAGTATTTCATTAACGTAATCCTGCAACAGAGTCTGAAGTTGTTTTGAATGGAGATGTTTGGTCTGCACCATAACCTGCGGCAATCTTAGCCTTAGTAACAATCTCAATCTCTTGGAAGCCTAGTGTCAATTGTGTTTGGACTGGCGCACCATCATTGTGTGCGGCAAAACCACTTGGTGCATAGTTTACGTCAATATCTGTTAATACACAATCACCGTATCTTGGTAAGAACTTGTTTTCATCTGTGTTGAACATGAATTCAATGTTGAAATATGATGGAGGAACAAAGAACATACCACTAACTGCATTGGTGGAAGTGATTAAATCTGGTGCAAAATGATATTTGAATACAGAAATAATTTGATTGACCATCAATGCTTCTTCTTCAGAAGCAGGTGTAAAGATGAAATTCAACTGAAATTTTCTAAATCCTACACCACGATAAATGACTTGTAATTGTGGGTTGATTGCATAACCTTGTGTTTGTAAAGCAACATCAGCGAAGGCTGCACCACCAAGGCCAATCTTATTCAATA